CAATGGTGGTCAGGGGCGTCTGTGAGGTGCTATAATAAGATCATTCGACAGGACCCCTTGACCACCACTCTTCGCCCCCATCAAGAGCGTGCTGTAAACGCCATGTGGGATAATGCCAAGGGTCAGGTCATCATCCCTACGGGTGGTGGCAAGACCATGTGCATCTTTGAGGATATCCTATCCTGCATGGAGATGACAAACAAGCGTCATACGTTTGTGATTGTTGCTCCACGTATTCTCTTGGCAGAGCAACTCTGTTCTGAATTCAAAGAATTTACCGATAGAGATATTCACATTCTTCATGTTCATAGTGGTGAGACAAAGCATCTTAGCACAACAAAGGTTGATGATATTAAGTGTCATCATGCTATCTGTAATGTTGCCGGTGAGCACGAAATCATCTTCACCACTTATCACTCTCTTCACAAACTTGAAGAGGCAGGTGTTGATGTAACCGCAATTTACTTTGATGAAGCGCACAACTCTGTTCAACGCAATTTCTTTGGCCCGACGGAGTATTTCTCTGTTAATGCTGAGCGTTGCTTTTTCTTTACTGCTACTCCTAAGCATTCTGCTACTATTGCAAAGCCAGGTATGAATATGCCTGAGGTTTATGGTAATGTAATCTGTCAAGTTGGTGCTCCTGAATTGGTGGAGGGTGGTTACATTCTTCCTCCTAAGGTTGTAGTCAAGCAATTGCCTATGATTCGTGATAAAAAACACGTTGCCGAATGTGATGCAGAGAATCTGCTGGAGACTATCAAGGATAACTCTCTCAATAAGATTCTTATTTGTGCTCGTTCTACCAAACAGATTATGAGATTAATCACAGAATCACAGTTCATTGGCACACTTGCATCAATGGGTTATTCTTGGATGACAATTACTGCCAAGACTGGTGGTATTATTGATGGTAAGAAAGTCAACCGTGAGGTTTTCTTTGAGACTCTGAATGCTTGGGGCAAAGATCCTGAGAAGAAATTTGTGGTTCTTCACCACTCTATTTTGTCAGAAGGCATCAACGTCAGCGGACTTGAGGCAGTCCTGTTCATGCGTAACATGGATTATATCGGAATCTCCCAGTCAATCGGTCGTGTCATCCGTCTAGGAGGGTCTCAGAAGACCTTTGGACTGGTTTGTGTGCCAGTTTATGACCAAGTAGGTATCAGCACTGCTAAGAAGGTTCAGGCAGTTGTTGATGTGGTTTTTGAGAAGGGTGAACCTGCCGTGTCTATTATTAAACGATAAATTATAATATACTGTTTTTTTAAGATGGATAAAGTAATAGAAAGTATTATTGTTGTTGGAGGAGGAACTGCTGGATGTATTTCGGCATTGATGCTTAAAAGAAGATATCCTCAAAAAAATATTTCTATAATAGAATCATCAAAAGTTGGTATAGTCGGTGTTGGTGAGAGTAGTACAGAACATTGGACAGAATTTTGCAAATTGATTGAAATTGATCCTCTAATTGCAATAACAAAATGTAATGGAACTTTTAAACATGGAGTTCATTTTGAAAATTGGGCAGAAAAAGATTTTGTACATAGCATCGATGATCCTCATTCTGCTAGATCTCTTTCATATTATGCAATATATGGACACTTAATATCAAGAAATTGTGATCCATTTGAATTAATTGATTATCCAGAATATAAATTTACTGGAAAATATGGTTATAAAAAATGTCTTGAAGGTGATCCTAGTTATGAAAAAACTCCCAAATGCTTTAAAACCTCAGCACTAGTAAATCAATATCATTTTGACACTTTTGCTTTGAATAATTTTTTACATAATTTATGTAAAAATAGGAATATTAAAATTCATATTGATGATATCAATTCTATTGAATTGAATTCTGAAAATGGTGAAATTAACTCATTATCTTCTGAGAAAAGTGTATATGAAGCAGACTTTTTTATAGATTGTAGTGGATTTTCTAAATTATTGCTACACAAGAAAATGAATGTTCCTTGGGTTTCATACTCAAAATATCTTCCAGTAAATTCTGCCATTGCATTTGCAACTGAGGAAATGGAAGAGTATAATTCATATACAAAATCAACAGCAAGAGATTACGGATGGTCATGGACTATTCCAACACAAACTAGAACTGGTAATGGATATGTTTATTGTGATAGTTTCATTACCAAAGAACAAGCACATGAAGAAATGGAAAAATGTTATGGTAAAGAATTGCAAGTATCACGAGAATTTAAATTTGATCCAGGGAGATTGGAAAAAAGTTGGAATAAAAATTGTTTTGCTGTTGGTTTATCCCAAAGTTTTGTTGAACCATTGGAAGCAACTTCTATTGGTAGTGTAATTCAACAAATGTTTTGTTTCTTACATTTTTTACCTTCATATGGTGTTGATAGATGTAATGATCACATTAATCAAATTTTTGATAATATTGTAGATTATATTCAAGCACATTACTTGGTTAAAAAAGAAAATACAGAATTTTGGAAGCAAATTAAATATAATTTTAATTTAACAGATAGTCTTCAAAATAATTTAAATAAGTGGAGATATAAGCTTCCATCATTAGTTGATGATGTAACATGTTCATGGGGAATGTTTGGTGCAATAAACTATATTCAGATACTTTATGGTTTAGATTGGTTTGATATTGACAAAATAAAAAAAGAATATTATGATTATTTTAATTCAAATCTTACTCAACAAATAGTTTTAGAATCTGTAAAAAAACAATGTTCATGTGATCATATCTACCATAAAGATTTAATTAAATCGATTTTAAGATATTATAATGATACCAATTCTTAAATTGTCATAAAGAATTTAAATTCTCATAAGATACTCTGTTATAATACTAAGGTAATCAAAGGAAACTCCATGCTCTGCGAAGTCAAACTCTATGTTGCCGGTCGTGTCTTTTATGAAACGGTTCATGCTCGTGACTATCAAGAAGCAAAGCAAGTAGCACTGGCACGTAATCCTAATGCACAAGTTGTAAGTGTCAATGCCAAATTCTAAATTTAAGAAACCATTTATTCCAAATCCATCAATTTTAGATGCCGTTCCCAAAGATCCTTTGGGATATGTAAGTAAAGATGGAGTGTGGGCTGTCGTACCATTTGGAAATAAGTTTGTTATCATACATAATGGAAGGCAAGTTCACACTTCCAATAATTTAAAAACGGCAAAGTCTTACATTAGTAAGAGTAGTAAGGCAACCAAAAAAACATCATCATCTCTGGAGAATTTCTTATGAGTAAAGAGAAGAAACGCAAAGAGGCATTCTTTATCTTCTATGAGAGTGTCTTAAAACCTGATGCAGAATTGAGAATATATGCTCATGAACAGAAATGTTTTCATGAGTTGATGGAATGGCGTCAAGAGATTATTACTTATCTTGATGAGAGGCGTAATCAGGAATTTCAGTGATGGACCAAGTTTATTACATTTGGTTCTGTATTTTTGGTATTATACTATTTTTATTTTTTGTAGATAAAAATATTGCTCACTATTATATTCTTTGGACGAAAGTATTGAGGTTGTGGGTGGCAAAAACAAAGTGGTGGATACTCTATAATCCAGAAAACCCAATCATAAAATATATGATTAGGAGAAACTCTTATAAATTAGCAAAACAACTTCAAAAGGAATTCAAAAATGAAAGTGAAAAGAGGTGATTGTGTCAAATACATTGGTTCTTGCCGAGAGCAAGTAAGTTGGGGAAATAATAGTGATCCTGATGGTGTTCTTGTGAAAGGAAAAGAATATGTAGTGGCAGATACTGAAGTCCACACATCACACACCAAACTTGTACTTGCTGGTTATAATGGTAAGTATAATTCCGTATCCTTTATGAAGTGTGGATGATGAAAAAACTTAAACAATGGATTTCTTGGTTTTTTAGAACGCAAGAGCGACCTATCTATCCTACAGACCACGACAAGATCAAAAAACTCAAAAAAAGAGTAAAAGACCTTGAATATAGGGTAGAAGATATTGATAATGAAATTATGATTATCATGAAAGAGCATCGTGGTATTATTAATGCTCTTGAGGCACGTATTGAC